GTAATCCACATCTTCATGAATTCCCATACCTCGACGAACATCACGCATTAATTCTTTAGCATGGTGTTCAGGAACATGTGCCGGAATACCTTGTTTGAATGAAGTGAAATCATTATTCTTTGCATGTTCTCTCATTTTAGATGCAGACATTCCTTCTGCACCTTCTGCATCTGGATCTCTTTGACCAGCAGACTTTACATCTATCTTTTTATAATTAAACAATGCGCCATGATGGTTACCATTGTATTGATTCAATTTATGTTTGTATTCATCAACTCTATCAGATCCTGCAACCATAATAAGATGATCATGACCTGCGTGATTTAATCTTGCCGCATGTTGAAGAAAAGTCGGATGCGATTTATCTGACGTTGTGATATTTGTATTAGGAAAGAATCTCTTCGCATGTCTTAGTTTAGTTTCAGCATCTAGTGGATTCTTCTTTGCATCATGTGTGTGTGATATAATAATATGATGTGGTGCATGATAATCGTGTGCGATTTCTTTAACTTTATTAACTAATTTCTCATGACCAATAGTTGGAGGATTCATCCGACCAAAAGCCATCACTACAGGACTCTTAGTTGCAGTTTCTTCTGTGATTTTTTGTAGAAAACTTTTCATATTAAAATGTACGGTTAGCGAAATTGCGTTTACTGAACTCTGCTCTGTTAATTAACTTATCAGATTCTCCACCATGATGGAAAACGTATCCTTCTGGATTAGCTTTCTCACCGCCATGAGTGTGTTCGAAATCTTGTTTTTGATTCATAACGTCCACTAGTACATTCTTTGCTTTCTGGAGATGTTGATGCATTTTGAATAGATTATTATAGTGTTCTTTATTTCTTTCGATGTGATGGAGGTGTTGGATCAGTTCTGATTTCTTCTGATTTTTATTCTTGTCTGTCTTTAATTTATCGATAGCTTTGTTATAATGATTTTCTATAAAATGTTTAAAGTTTTCGTGATTTGGTTGTTTATCTGTTTTGATCGTATGATTTATAAATGTTTCTAAATGAGATCCAACACCTTGGTGTTCTTTTGTCAACGCATACATGTTTTCACCATGTTTTTGGTGAATATTAGATGCGGCAGTTAAGTGTTTCTTAAATTCTGATTGTTGTTTTGGACTAAAATGAACTGCGCTTGTGTCCATTCTAGGATCAACAGTAAACACATCTGGATGATGTTTAAATGACTCATGATCAACACCATGTGATGCACTTAGACTGGACGAATCTTTACCATGATACATTAAATGAGTGACCACACCCATCTTCGCTTTCTTAACTTTATTTGCCAAATCGCCATGTGCAGTATATGTGATACCTGATGGATTTGGATTAAAAGAGACTGATCCTTTTGGACCAGATTTCTTATCTTCATGGGTGAACATCATGTCGCCCTGATATACACCTTGTTTTGGTACAATCTTAGGTAAATGATGAAGTGCTGCTTTTAGTTTGTCAGCAAGACCTGGTGCATGACCATGATTCTTTTCAATGTCTGCTTCATTATAATTTATTTTTGGAGTCTTATTAAATGCAGACTTTGATGCAACAAAAAACTTACCAGTTTCTGGATGATGACCATACACGATTGCAGGTGAACCATCATATTTTGTCGTAAGTTCTGAATTATTATTGCCACTTTTAATGTGTTGTGCCGCGGCATTTAGTGCTGAGATTGCGTGTTCAGCACCCTTCTTTCCAGTCTGTAATGGACGATCTTCTATATGAGTCAAATGTTTAATTTGACGGCTTGCACCTTCTGATGCCTCTTCTTCTTGTTCAATAATGAATCTACGAAATGATAACATTTAATCCTCTAAGATAGTGCCCTGTGACTATCTACTATTTAGTATTCTAATCTCCGTGTGCTTGTCCAGATCCTTTAATAGAACTTAGAGGATCACTTTGTGAACCAAACTTAATTCTATGTGATGCAAATTTGTGTCCTTTATGTAAAAAGCTGACACCTGTTCCAGTATTTTGAGTTGTTATATGATGTGGTTCATTTAATATATGATGCCAATGATGGCTAGGATCTACAGCATGATGCTCGAAAGATCCATCAGATTTTGTACTAGTCGTATGTCTAATATGTTCATGACCAGCTTTCTGTAATGGTGTAGGATTAGCTTGTAGGACATGAGTTTTGATATGATGCACCAATTCGTGTGGTTTCATTTTATTTAATTTATCATGAAGGTTTGATGAAATATCTTTTAAAACTCTTTCGTTTCTATGTTTAACATCAGCAGAGAATTTATGATCAGATTTCATTTTTTCTCTTCTTTCTGCTGGACTTAAATGTTTAAGAATCGGATAAACATTATGCAAACTTTCTCTATGCTTATTTAAAATATGTTCGCCGCCATGTGTAGATTCTATTCCTGGATTAGAAGCTGGAACATGTTTTGTTGATTTATCGGATACTTTTAAACTAATACCATGATGCTTTATCTTGCTACCCTTTTTCGAATGTACAATTATGTCTGACGCATCATCTTTTTGTGATGATTTTATTCCTGTTGATTTTTCAATATCCCCAGGTTTTGAGGTCCAATGAACGTGAGTTACTTTATGTCCTTGTCCTTCGATTCTTTTTCTAATGTCATCAGCAGCACTCTTTGCTCTTTTGTTTATAGTATCATACTCTTTAGAATCTACGGTATGTTTTAATTTATCATGAGCTTGTTCTGGAGAATCACCTTCTTTATCTTTGTGTTTCTCCATATGTTTTCCATGATTCAGGTGATATCCAACTAACAATTCATGAAGTTTTCCTTTAGTATCTGGCGATGCTTTTTTATTAGATTCAGAAGTCTCTTCTGATAGAATTCCAGCCCTTTGATACCATATTTTTGCCTGTAGTGAGATCATGATTATTTACCGTAAACAGTTAGTATCTCATATTTATTAATCATTCAGTCTCAGAGATAAACTTCTCCAAGTAATCAGTACAGACACCATATACTTCTGTTTCTTTCACATAATTCCAGTATTCATCTCCTGCATATTCTGGCATAACAGCAACAGATTTAGATGTTAGATCTTTTCCTGGATAAGTCCAAAGTATCTGATTAGATGTTAATGTAAAGTCGTCATTTTGATGCCAGAAATATACGAGATGATTGTAATATCTTCTCATATAGTATAACGCATCTAAGTTTTTACAATGCAACCAGAGACCTTTCTCTTCGAAAAAAGATTCTGAAGTTTTATATTGAGGTTTATCGTGACCTAGATACCATTCACGATCAATCCACCAGATATCAACTTCAGCATGATATTCTTTCGATAGAGCCAATTTAATCTGATCTGGTCTATTTTCCAGTTCTTTATTTGGACCTTGAAAAAGACCTCTGTGTGCAATATATTTCATTAGTAGTATTGAATTTGATTTTGTCTAACAACACATTGCATAATTTTCTGAACAGAAACTTCAAGATTATTATGATTGATTGCATTCAAAAACATCTGATGAGGTGGTTTATCTGCGCTGTTTTCATACTTTGGATTGAAGAATTCTTCCATCATAAAGTCAGCGATATTAACAGCAGCATCTCTATTTGTCATAAAGAAACAATCATTGGGAAATACATTTCCTGAATCAATAATAATTTTACCATCAACATCATCAAAATTGATACCGTTGTGCATCAGATCACATCGAGTTCTAATTACACGTCCATATCTTTCGCCAATCTCATATTCATGTTTCTGCATTATATCTACAGCAGATTTCATCTTACGATACTGTGCATAATAACTATAACATTCTCCAAACATTTTATGCACCTTCTCTAATGCATAGAATATTCGATCATTCGCCTGATCTAGACGTTCGTAATCTACGACTCTTAGATTTAATCCTTTAAACATATCTGCGATTTCTTTTCGAGATAAAATCTCATCATCATAATAACCGATTCTGTTGCGAACAGCAGGATGATAACCATATCGTGTATCATACGTTGCAAGAAAGATATCAGGATTGTATTTACCGAAAACTTCGACAAAGTTATCTCTACACTTTTCCCATGTACGGACATTACCAACTAGTAGTACAGCAGTTTTCATATTATTTAATAAGATAAGCGGTTGGAGTTTTGATATCAGTTTTATACAGATTTAGACCTTTCTCGTCCATGAATCTATCAACAGCATTTGATTCCGACCAACTGTGATATGCATACTCATCAAACACAACGACACCACCTGGCACCACGCGATCCCATAGATTAACTAGTGTGTCATACGTTGGTCGATCTAGATCCAAATCAAGATAGAGTAGACTAATTCTAAATCCAGGTCGAGACTTTGCATACTCAGCAGAAGTAATACTGATATCACCAGGAACTAGTTCAAATCGACTTTCATCAAAACCGGCATTTACTATCTTTTTATGAATTCCTGCTTGCGAGAAATCACCAGATTCTGTACGAGTGAAAACTTGTTCCATCGTCACACGATCAATTTCATCTTCTAGATTCTCAACGAAACCAGGATTAAAGAAATCAAAACCGATAACTTTACGAATACTATTCGCTTCATTGAGTTGTAGAATCTTTAGCCAAGCCATGAGTCCAGTGCCTTTAAAAACACCACACTCAACAATATCTCCGACTAGATGTTCAGTCATCTCGTATAACTTGAATTTATAATATAGTTTATTAAAAACATTCCGATCGTTACTAAACATGAATGTATTGAAAGCGTCATACATTCCTTGATTATCATCAAGCTTGGCAGTAGAATTATAAAGATTTAATTGTTGCATAATATTCACCTCAACTTTTTAACCATGAAAGAACTGGACCTTCTCGATCCGTTTGTCTATTCTCTGAAATCACACCATGATACTTATGTATCACAAAACATCTATCTGTTTCAATAAACCAGGGAACTAATCTCCAGAAGTTCAAACCACCCCAAGTGTAGATATGAATCTCCATCAAATGTGCAAGACCGACAGAAAAGAAATGTACAGAGAAATCTCTAATAACATAACACGATGTAAATTTAATTTTGTAATCCGTTACATTAACACCAGGTCGATTTTTGAAATCACTTTCTTCTGTATGATTTTGGTCTTCTACAAAGAAAGTAATGTCATCAGAGAAAACAACTTTATCTCTTTCTGAATACTCAAAGATCTCTGCGTCAGAGATTCTCTCTTTTGCACAAATAAATGGTGCAACAAAGTAAACTGGACGATCTTCTGGTAGATGAAGAATCTCATCAAAATAGTTTTTACTCAGAACACAGTCTGATTTTAACATTAGATATCGATCTTCTGGTGCATAGTTTGCAATCATATAATCACGAATTGCAGTTACATCACCACCAAGAGATTTAGATGTGTTGTCATCATAATTAAACACCTTAACTTCTTTGAAGTAACGTCCAAGATCATAGTCATTATACATGTCCAATAACACATCATTTGGCAACTCATCTGCGTGAGTGTTATAGATGTAGAGGACATCAAACATCTTGTCATCACGCATAACTTGTTTAGACATTCCATAAAACGTTGCGTTAGCGTGTTCATTCATCAACGTCTTATGAGTAATAAAGAATACTATGTTTTTCATTTGTGATTATCCAGAAAATAGTTTAGATCTTCTGGAGTTCCAATACCCCACATCTTATCAATATGTTTGACACGAATCTTTTTACCATCTTCAATCGCTTCGTTGAAAACTGGACAGATATAGAACTCGTTATTTGTTCGTATCTCTTTGTTAATCATCTGTTCAGCATATTTGACGTAATCAGAACCTTTCTTCCAGTAGTAGATGCCAACTGTTGCATGATTAGAGATTACTTTCTTTTCTGCCACTTCAGATACAAAACCATCTTTACCAATTCTAGCATATGACCACTTAGGATGTGTTGCTTCAAATGTTAGAATACCACCATCAATTTCATCAGCAGTAAATGCATACATACATTCATTAGAATTCCACTCAATAAACTGATCCGAGTTTGCCATCAAAAGGGGTGCATCATTGTAGATATACTCAGATGCAAGTAATGTGGTGCAAGCAGAACCTTCTGTTAAACCATCAACAAGAACAATCTTGCAGTTTGGTGCAATTAGGTTAAGTAGATACTTCAGATTGTATTTGTCATGATGTTCTCTTTGCACAAGGAAGATATAGTTCGCTTCGATGTTAAGATTCTCAACAACAACTTGAATCATTGGTTTACCACGAACCTCAATCAAAGGTTTAGGAAACGTATAACCCGCTTGTGCAAATCTACTACCAGCACCTGCCATAGGAATAACAATATTCAATTTATTATCTCGCCATGGTAGAGACTTCTGTGTCTTGCCTTCAATATTGTCCATAAAATTACTAATCCTTTCCATCATATGTTGTGAATTCACCTCATTCGAATTCTCAACTGCTAGAAGATGAGCACCCGAGTCTAAAGCACCTTGTCTGCCGATATGACTATCTTCAACAATGATTGTATCTTTAGGTAATGCATTAAGTGCAGTCATGCATTTCCAGTACATTTCTGGATATGGTTTTGATCGTTTCACATCTTCATTGCTAACAAAATAATCAACATAGTCCATTAGTTCAATACTTAGTAGAGATAGTTTTACAGTTTCTCTAATAGAGTTAGAAGCAACCGCAATCTTGTATCCACGATTTCTTGACATATTAAAAATGGCAGACAAATAGAACTGTGGATTAAATCTACGAAGCAAGTCAAATGTTGACTTTTGTTTGTCTTGCCAAACACGATCATATTCAGATACAGGCAGACCTTTATATTCAGTCAACATCTTTAGTTTCTTGGTCGTATTCAGACCATCATAAAGACTAAGATGTTCTTGTCTAGAAATTACATACTCTTCGCCTACTTTACGAAGTGCCGCATTTAATGCATCATAATGTAGTTCTCTGGAGTCAATCAAGACTCCATCCAAATCAAAAATAATTAGTTTATTCATGCTGTTGTATTGAAGTTATTGAATAGAACAAAAGGATCATGTCCTTTCTGGTGATCAGGAATAGAATGAAGTTGAAACAAATCTGGTTCAAATAGATATGACAATAAGAATAAAGTCTGATCATCATCAACTAGATTTTCACCAAATAAACTAGCTTGTGATTCAAGCATTAGTTGATCTAATTTACCCCACAGATCTTGCCGTGCCACAACTTTTGCACCAAGAATGTGTACATCATTTGATGCAACAACATCAGAGATTGGACGATCATAATCATAATCATGATATGAGAACATATGAATCTTCGACTCATCAAAATCATATTCCCAAGTTTTTGATTTAGGAATTTTATCAGCAGATCTACAGTAACCAAAATCAATCCATGCCACCATTTCATTACTAATAAGATTATCTTCGATTGCTTTCTGCACGAAGTATGCTTTTAGATTAGTGACTAGAACATAGTCTTGATTCCAATACTCTGGGTTTTTCTTTTGGGAAGGATAAATCAAATTCTGAAACTGTTCTAGTTCTTGAATTTGTTTAATTTTTTCACGAGTATTCGCAAACACAGTTCGTGGTTCAAAATGGACAAAACTTGTATTTGATTCCCTAATAACAGGATTTTTCATCAGTTTTTCAATAATATCTGATGTGGAATAAACAACAATCTCATTATCTAATTGTGCCAAATGAGAGAATCGCTGAATGTATGTATCAGTAGAACGCTCAAGATAATGTGGAAATCCTTTATCTGCTGTCCAATCTCCACGACCAATATCGTAGAATGCAGTAACAATGCTAATTTTACTCATTATATCTCTCAGGTTG